GAGGTGGTGACTGTTTTCGGCGTATCGCCAGCATCAATGATCGGCGGCAGCGGCATACCATGGCTTGTTGGCACTGACGCGCTGGAGAAATACCAGCGCACCTTCCTTCGCCGCTGCGGAAAAGTGGTCAATGCAATGCTGGCTGTTTACCCGTATCTTGAAAATTATGTTGATGCACGTAACCACACTGCGCGCATCTGGCTTCACTGGCTGGGATTCACCATCGACGAACCTCAGCTATACGGCATTAATAACCTACCGTTTCACCGTTTCCACATGGAGAGAAAATAATGTGCAGCCCGGCTATCGCTCTCGCTGGCGCCAGTGTCGCTTTAAGTGGCGTTTCAGCATACAACCAGTACCAGCAAGGTAAGTATTCATCTGCTGTTGCCGAGCAAAATGCAGAGGTGGCCACGGCTCAGGCACAGGATTCTATCAACCGTGGGAATGCTCAGGCTGATGAGGTTCGTCGCCGTAATCGTCAGGCTGCCGGCACCCAGGCGGCGACCATGGGGGCTACTGGTGCAGACTTATCCACTGGTGGAGCACTGGATATCTTCGGAGATACAGCACAGTTTGGCGCACTTGACGCGCTGACTACGGTTAATAACGCTCAGCGTGAAGCCTATGGCTATGAAGTCCAGGCCGCCAATTATAAAGCCCAGGCCAGTGCTTCGCGTAAGCAGGGGAATATGGGCGCATTTACCACGTTACTGACTGCTCCACTTCAGGCATATGGCGCTTACCAGATGGGTGGTGGAACGTGGTCACCATTCACCCAGAGTAAAGCGGCTCCAATCAGCGCTGCTATCGGCACGCCAACCGGTCGATAAGGAGATAACAAAATGCCAGTTGTACCTACAGTTAACGGACGCCAGGTAGAAAGCAGAGGGTTTCAGTCTCCTGGGTTTCAGGCTTTCGAACAGCCAGGCATCGGTGACGCGCTGACACAGGCTGGCGGTAAAGCACTTGATGTTTTTGCACAGGCAAAGCAGCGTGCCGATGTTGCTCAGGCTCAGGATGCCTCATTACAACTCAGCCAGATTTCCAGCGATCTGCTAACTAACCCGGATACCGGTCTTCTTAATATGCAGGGTAAGAACGCCCTTGGTAAGGGACAGGTTTACACTCAGCAGTTCGATGCTCAGGCAGAGCAGATCGCGATGACACTGCCGGAAGGTGCCAGGGCTGGTTTTATGCAGCAGGCGCAGCAGCAGCGCATTCAGTTCACCACCCAGGCCGGTCGACATGAGATAAGTCAGCTCAATGCCTATGAAGAAGGCCAGTTCCAGGCAACGCTGGCGAACAACGGGAAATTAGCCGCATCTGCCTACGGCGACAATGCTAACTATGTACTCTACAACCAGCAGACCTTCCAGCAAATCGAAGATTACGGCGCTGCACATGGATGGAGTTCTGAACAGATTCAGGCCAAAAAGATTGAGTTCAAAGAGAAGGTTGCTGATGCGTCACTGTCACAGTGGTCAGCCAACAACTCCATTGAGTTCATCCAGAGCAATGGCGAGTTGAGCGATACGGTTACCGGTTCCCGCCGTGCGGTATCAGAAGGTGGTTCAGGTGATAGCGCCCGCGGCATTCGCAACAACAACCCTGGCAATCTCGAGTACAGCAAAACCAATCCGTGGGTAGGCCAGACCGGTGATGATGGTCGCTTTGCTAAATTCGAAACGCCAGAGCATGGAATTCGGGCGCTTGGTCGCAACCTGCTGTCGTACCAGCGTCAGGGTATCGACACGGTTAACGATATCATCAACCGCTGGGCGCCGCCGTCTGACAATAACAACACTGACGCCTATATTCAGGCAGTATGTGCTCAACTCGGTGTGACGCCTGACCAGCCGCTTGATGCCTCAAACCCTGATACGCTAAAGGCTTTGTGTGCCTCCATTATCCAACATGAGAACGGCAGTCAGCCGTACAGCGATCAGCAACTTGCTACCGGTGTTAGTGCGGCAATTGGCCTCTCTCAGCTTCCAACCAGCACAAAGCGCTATACCGGCAACGCGGCATTCGATGCGGCATCTCCGGAGGCCCAGGCGACATTCCTTCGCCAGGCTGACCAGATCCGTAAACAGCAGCAGGCTGAATACCGCACCAATATTGATAGCCGTGTACGCGATGCCAGCGCGGCATACATGCGCGGAGTTGATTTCCCGAACGCGCCGACACAAAACGACTTCCTCGCTGCCTACGGCGTACGTGAAGGTAATCTCCGTTATACCGAGTTCCGCAACACGCAGATAGCCGGGCAGTACATCGGATCGTTTCGCAACATGCCGACCAGTAGTATTCAGGCGGCAGTCGAAAACCTGAAGCCAGATACCGGTGAAACTGGTGAAGGATATGCAGCGCGTGCCCAAACCTATGACGCCGTTGTTTCTGCCGCCAGTACTGTTCTTGCGCAACGTAAAGCAGATCCAATTCAGTTTTCACTCTCTTCCGGTCAAACAAAACCTATTGATATGACCAACCAGAACAATTTCAGCCAGACGATAGCACTTCGGGCTTCTCAGGCTGTAGATCTGGCTAAATCATACGGCACGCCGCTGACATTCTTTTCCAAAGATGAAGCTAATCAGATCTGGGCTTTCTTCCGCGATGCACCAGTTTCTCAGCAGTCCGCATATCTCGATACCATTCGGCAGAGCACCGGAGGCGGTCAGGTATATATGTCTGCGCTTCAGCAGATCAGCACCAATGCCCCATCGGCAGCTGTCGCCGGGATCCTTATGGATAAGCCTGGCGGTGTTGTGGCTGAGAAAAACTGGTTTAACCCTGATGTTTCTGTATCACCTGAATCGGCAGCACAAACAATCCTTTCTGGTGCAGCAGCTCGCAAAGGTACAGATGATGTGAAAGGCATACCAATGCCGAAAGATAACGATCTTCGTCTTGAGTTCTCTGACATGGTGAAGGATGCGTTTGCCGGTGACGCGCAGGGAGCATCAATGGCCTACGAAATAGCGAAGGACTATTACGCTGGCGTGATGGCTAAGAAGGGCGTTGTATCAGGTGAGATTGACAGTGACACATGGAAGCAGGCTGTTAACGTAGCTACTGGTGGAGTGACACTGACTATAACGGCATGGGCAGCGTGCTGTTGCCTTGGGGGATGTCTGCCGAGCAATTTGATAAACAAGTTGATCAGGCCTGGAAAACACAGGTGACTGGTGCAGGAATAAAGGCCCCACCAGGGCAGTATGGTCTGCAAAGCTATGGAGATAGCCAGTATCTGGTGAAGCTCGGAGCCGGGTATTTGCTGAAAGATGATGGAACTCCTGTCGTTATTGATCTTACCCAACAGCGCCAGAGATTCTCAGAGGGGGATCCCGCAATGAGTTACTTTGGTCTCAACGCAGTTAACCAGAATCAGCAGCTGGATGAAGCAGCGTCTAACCCGGCAGGATTTAATACCGATGTCGGCTTCTTCGATAACTCAGGTACCGCTGCGGTATCAGGTCTGTATTCTGGACTGGTTGCCAAACCTGACCAGCTTCTTTGGGCGGGGATGGATAAAATCGTCTCGCCCATCGCGAAGTTTGTTAACGAAAATACTTCCATCAATGACACTTCCGCTGAGTATATAGCCGAACAGCGTAAGCTCGCAGAGCAACAGGTAAAGCGCCTGACGCCTGACGCAGCTACGACAGGAACTGCTGGTCAGGTTCTGCATGGTTTGTTCGACATGGGCGGCCAGGCTGTTGTTGGTTCGCTACTGGCAGGCCCTGCCGGAGGCGCTGCTGCTGTCACTGCGTTGCAGGGATTCTCTGAGTTTGAACGCTTGACTGCTCAGGGAGTAGATTTCAGGACTGCTCAGGAAGCTGGTCTGGTGCAGGGTGTCACGGCTGGCGCTGGTACATTGATCCCTATGAGCCTGGGTCTACGCGCTGGTGGTGCGCTGGCAGAAAGTGTTGGCGCACAACTGGCGAGGACAGGTGAAAGTGCTGTGCGTAATGTTGCAGCTACTGCTGTTCGCGCCGCTCCAGACATCGCATATGCAGCTGGTACAAATATTGCCTTTGGCATGGCGCAGCGTGGTCTGACCGCAAAGACACTGCGTGATGGTGGTTATAACGAAATGGCGAATCAATATGATGTATTTGATCGCCAGTTCTATCGCCATTGATGCTGTTCTTGGTGTGGCGTTTGGTGGTGTAGGTCGATTCCTAAACGCCCGCGGTGAGAGCGCTACAACTCCTGCGTTTTCCCCGGCTGAGGTGGATGCTGCGCTGGCGGACAATGCCTCACATCACGCTGAGATTGATGTTGCTCCTGGTGTTCCAGTTAATGTCCTGTCACGTGATGCGCATATCCAGGCACTACAGAAGGCTATGAATGACGTAAGCCAGGGCCGTGCAGTTGATGTGGCCAGCATTGCCGAACCAGCATCATTTAGTGATGTACCCGGGCGCCGTAGTCTGATAGCGCAGTCTATTGATGAGGTGCTTTTCCATGCGGATGAGGGTTCGGCGGCGCGTGAAGTTGAGACTAGAACGCTTGAAGAGCAGGCGGCGCAGGTTTTACCGCGTGGGGATCGTCAGGTGTACCAGTCTGAAATCGCCAACAGTCAGCGCATTATTGATAACCTGACTGAGCAACGTAACCAAATCCTTTCTGAAGAACCAAAGGGAAGCGGAAAGGAACTGGCACAGTCACGCGCTGAAAAAGCAATCCAGATTGCGCGATATTGATCAGCGCATCATAGAGGCACAAGGCCGCCTCGAATTCTCGCGTAACGCGCTGTCACCTCATGAGCCTGGTGGGGAGTTCTTCGAGGCCAGGGCAGAGCTTGCACGACGTCAACAGGCTGAAAGCGATCTGAACGCACAGGCCATGTCATTCTATAAAACAGCAGAGGTACGTACTCCTGACGAGGCTGCACCTTTTGAACCCGGAACCGTATTACGACAGGCAGAACAAAAGCCAACGGCGGAACAGGCCGGGGATATGGATCTTCGTATCGCTGAAGATTCACTGGTTGAGTCTCCGGACATGATGATCACCGTCCTTGATGATGAAGGAAACCCGCAGTCGCGAAGCGCTCGGGAAGTGCTGGACGAAGCAAGCAGAGAGAACGAACAGGCAATACAGGATTCCAGCCTCTTTGATGTGGCTGTCTCGTGTTTCTTGAGAGGGTAATTTTATGAGACAGGAATGTATTCAGGCAGTACAGCAGGCAGCTAAGCGCACACTGACAGCACGTGAGATACAGGATATTGAAGATCGCATCTACCGCAATATGCGCTCACTTGCCAGAGATGACCCAGCGTCGTGGCGTCAACTTACTGATGCGGAGAGATTACGCCGCGCCGGGCAACTTGCTTCCGATGAGCTTCAGAGAGAGGCCTCTCTCAAAAAACGCCGTGTCGCGCTTACTATCGCAGCGCGCCAGCGCCTGGACAACTTCATTAACAGTTATCAGGGTGCTGATGGAAAATTAGGTGCGCTAAATCGTACGATCGCCTTCAGTGCCGATGGGAAATCAAACTTTCTGTCTGTTGGGTCTCGCACTAAAGCGACACGTGATTACGCGTTAAGCCAGTTACAGGAGGCTTTCGAAGCTGTTGATCCTCGTTTCTTCGGCCTGTTTGAAGATGAAACTGGTGTGCGGGATCTGGTATTCGAAATGCGCGGGCAGAATACCGGTAACGCCAAAGCAAGAAAAGGTGCAAAAGCGTGGGGGGAAGTTACTGAACTGCTGCGCCGTCGGTTTAATGATGCCGGTGGCGATATCGGATATCTGGAAAACTGGGGTATTCCACAACATCACTCGATGGAAAAGGTTGGCGCAGTAACAAAGGATAAGTGGGTCAGCGATGTGATCGGTAAACTTGACCGAAAATATTACACCCGCGCTGACGGTCATTTGATGAGCGATTCTGAGCTTACTGCCTTCCTTGGCGAAGCATATATAACACTATCGCCACTGGTGGTCTGAATAAACTTACTGATACAAGGTATGCGTATTTCTGGAGCCCGCAGCAACCGTGGCAATGCATTCCCGGTCAGATACACTTCAAAGACGCTGATTCCTATTTGCAATACCAGCAACTCTACGGCGACCGATCGCTCTGGGAAATAATGGTCGGACATCTGGAAGGGATAAGTAAAGATATTGCGCTGGTAGAGACATACGGGCCAAACCCGGATCACGTGTTCCGTTCACTGCTGGATCAGACGAAATCAGAGACAGCTACAGCTAACCCGCAGGATACCGGTCGCATTGAGCGTCAGGCAAATAATACCGAGAACCTATATAACTTCATTTCAGGTAAAACTCAGCCTGTTGCAAACCCGCATATTGCTCGCTGGTCGGATAACATCCGCAACTGGATGGTTGCCAGCCGTCTTGGCTCTGCGCTGCTGGCGTCTTTCTCTGACCTTGGCACCATGTACCTGTCGGCTAAGGTTACCAATCTCCCGATGAATCAGCTTTTTCGTAACCAACTTGAAGCTATGGACCCAACGAACCGTACTGAATTGGCCCGGGCGCGCAGGGCTGGTCTGGCTATGGAATCCCTGCTCGGTAGCGTGAACCGTTGGGCGATGGATAATATGGGGCCGTCTGTCTCCCGGTGGGCTGCAACGGCGGTGATGCGCGCCAGTGGATTAACTGCATGGTCCGATGCCCATAAGCGCGCCTATGGCGTGACAATGATGGGTAGTCTTGGTGACGTTGTTACCAGAACGCCAGATCTGAAAAGTCTCTCAAATGACGATTTCCGCATTCTGAAAAGTAAAGGGATCACCGACACTGACTGGAACGTGTGGAAACTGGCCCAGCAGGAAGACTGGGGTAAAGGCAATAATACGATGCTTACTCCGGAAAGTATTATGCGCATCCCTGATTCTGCTGTGCAGCATCTTGGTGCTCCAGAACGTGTGAAATTCGAGGCTATGCGTAAGCTTCTCGGTGCTGTCAATGAAGAAGTTGATATGGCAGTCATTACGCCAGGCGCACGCGAACAGATGATTACCGGATCCGGAATCCAGCGCGGGACGTGGAAAGGAGAATTAACCCGCAGCGTATTCCTCTTCAAGTCATTCCCGATATCCGTTGTCATGCGTCACTGGTCGCGCGCTATGGGTATGCCTTCTGCCGGTGGTCGTGCGGCATACATTGCGACGTTTATCGCCAGCACGACAATTCTTGGTGCACTTTCTCAGCAACTGAACGACATGGCTTCAGGTCGTAACCCGAGAGATATGGCCGGTGAAGATGCTGCTAAATTCTGGCTTGGTGCGCTGCTGAAAGGTGGAGGTCTTGGACTGTACGGTGATTTCCTGCTGTCGGACCACACCCGGTACGGAAGCGGAGCACTGGCTTCAATGCTCGGGCCGGTGGCTGGTCTGGTCGATGACGTTATTAAAATAGGACAGGGGATTCCTCTGAATGCGGTTGAGGGTAAGAGCGAGCAGACTGGCGGTGATCTGGTTAAGCTTGGCAAAGGCCTGACGCCTGGTGCTAATATCTGGTACCTGAAGGCGGCGCTTGATCATATGATCTTTAACCAGATGCAGGAGTATTTTTCACCTGGCTATCTGCGTAAGATGGAGCAGCGTTCGAAGAAAGAATTCAATCAAACATACTGGTGGCGACCGCAGGACGTTACACCACAATAAGGAATTTATATGAGAAAAATATGGTTGCTATTTATCCTGCTTCCTTTTTTTGCTACAAGCAGATTTATCCGCTAGTTCTTACTATCGATGCATCAAAGATAATGTATCAAAGTACAGTAAGACAAATGAGTCAGCAGAATCAATTGCTTCTGCCTCTGTAACATCATGTGGTTCAGAATTGGCTGAACTTTTAAAAAGTAGCGCCCCATTCATGAACGCGAGCGCTGAAGCAAAATCTAAATTTATTGCTGATATGAAAGCTCAAGGTAAAGAAGTTGGAATAAAGTATGCGATGGATGAAAAGCTAAACAAGAGTTAGCGTGACATGTCACAAAGGCCGCCGCACCCACAAAAAAAGCCCGCGACGCGGGCTTACTCTTCTTCTGGTGTTTTATCTTCAGTTTTCTTCTTTAAGCTTGGTTTTTGTCTGAGAACAAAAATACCAGCTACTGCAACAACCGTACCGATCACTGTTCCTGCCAGAACTTCATGGCCTGTTAAACCTAACAAGGTTGCGCAAGCTACTGTAAAAATAGTTGCACCAAGCCCGTATAACTGGCCTCGTTTGTCTCTGTTGATTGCACCATCAAGTGCTTTCTCTTCCATTTTTTTGACGGTGAGAAAATTCCTTTTCTGTCAACTGGAAGATGCGTTCAGGTGCATCAGGTAAAATATCCTGATACCCACGAAGCAGATATGGTGGAGGAAGTGGCCCCTGAAACGCATGGTGAGCGACAACTATCTCCTGAATTTCAGGACGATCAAGAACTCTTGTAAAGGCATCAGGGTGTTGAATGATCTCCTTACTGAGATCTTCATCCACTTCCTCAAACTCACTATCTTCGCTATCCCTTGGTTGCCCAGTAGAGTTTTGCATATCTGTCGAAAGATACGCTTTTAGCTTCTGGTTTTCCTCTTGCATCTGAGACGTTCCCTGATGTTGTTATTACCCACTTCCCGCCTTTTTGGTGCCGGGATCTTTTTCCCGCCTTTTACAATGTAATCTGCATAAACACGGCCTTCAGAGCGTCTGATATCGTCGCCTACGGCCTTCATGTCTCGAGAGATAATCCTACCAGCAGAGTCATGGGTTACAACTCTGGAATAGTCAGAGCGAGGAGCGATACCCAAAGGGGTTCCTGACTCTAAAGCCAGTTCTTTGCTATATCTTCTGCTCATATACACCTCGACTAATCATCTTTACCTGAAAGGTAATTTCAAGCATCAGTATAATGCTTTGAACAACAATGAGTGTAAACAATTATTGATAATTGTAGGCGCGTCCCTGCGCCATCGTCGTCAGAACTTACCAGCCATGCTGTTGATGTACTGCGCGTGAGTCTGGATATCGCGCAGGCATTTACTGGCGCCGACAATGTAGTTCATCATCGCCGTAACCTCAGAAAAAGCGCCTTCAACATTATGCCCGTCGGCGTCCAGTTGGCGTAGCAGGTTCATCATCAAAGAGTGCTCTGTCAGGCCAAGAACACCTTCAGGTGAATGGATGTGTTCACGGTAGTTTGGCTTGAGTGGGGCGCTGTAATTCTTTTGCTCTATCTGCATTGTCTGCATAACTGCCAATGCAGTGGCATTAGCAACCTGATCAGCAACGATTTTAATGCGATCCTCCTGAGGAAACGCATTTTTGATGTAACTTCCAGTGCGACGTATCTGCGGAAGTACTTCGCCAGTTACCCATTTGCGGAAACGGTAGGGGATAGTGCCAGGAGTTACCGCGTCTCGGCAGCGCAGGATCAGAGTATAGAGGCCGGATTCAGAGATGACGTTTACTGCTTGCATCCCGCCAGGGGTGTAACTTGAAGTTACACCCTTCTCATCATCATCAAGCATCGCAATGGCTTTACGTGAGTTTCTCAGCCCAAGAGCATCTGACACATCTTTAGCAGAGAACCATGGGTTACCATCAATATTAAACATGCGTACAGGGGATGCTGATTCGAATTTAAATACTGCATCTGGGGATGGTTTGCTTTGAGTTGTCATAGTGATTACCTTTTAGTTTGGTTAATCACCACTACCGACGCCAATCGGTTGGTGGTGAGCTGTGCAGGGTTGGCGTAACCGGCTAAAAGGACCCGGCGCACCTTTCGGTGCCCCCACACAGCCCACCATAATGCGAATGTGGCCGTGCTTAACGCATAAAAAAACCGCTTGCGCGGTGAATGCGCCTTTTAGTTATCCGGGACGCCAATCCCGGCACTGGATTTTGCCAGTGCCTGATCACTATGGCACAAGTATTTTGCGTTGTAAATTTACCGTAAAGGTAATAATAAACGCATTATGTAGGTTATTTCAACCTTATGTGGTTTGCTTACGTAACTGTTCCGCACAGTAATCGAGATGCGTTTGCAGATCCTGCATGGTCATTTGAGAGCTTGTGACGTAATTCACAAGGGCAACCAATTCAGCCAGCGGCCCGTCAACGTTGAAGCCGTCTTTATCGAGTTCCCGCAGCAACTTCATCAGATGCGAGTCCTCCACCAGGGATCTAACGCCTACCGGCGTGTGTATTCTTTCTTCAAATCCTTCTTCCAGCGGATGGTGATACTGCCGTTGCATCTCTTCTTCTCCATGCAATCACTGTATAAACATACAGTAGCAGAAGATTTAATGACTATCCAGCACGGAATGTAAATTACCTGTAAGGTAATAAAACAAGTGTTCATTCCTCATTCAGTTCATATAAGGTTTTTATGGTAATACAATGATTCAGAGTGCATGCGCGCCGGGCGCATAAGCAACCTGGAGATAATTACATGACGGTCTCAACCGAAGTTGACCATAACGACTACATCGGGAACGGGGTCACGACTTCCTTCCCTTATACCTTCCGAATTTTTAAGAAGTCTGATCTGGTTGTGCAGGTTGTTGACCTGAATGAGAACATCACAGAGCTGATTCTTGATACTGATTACACCGTTACTGGCGCTGGCGGATATACAGGCGGAAACGTGATACTTTACACAGCACTGGCTAATGGGTATCAGATTTCAATAACTCGAGAGCTGCCACTCACCCAGGAGACTGACTTAAGAAATCAGGGTAAGTTTTTTGCTGAGGTGCACGAGGACGCTTTTGATAAGCTGACTATGCTGATTCAGCAGGGCACAGGATTAGCCAGACTTGCGTTACGCAGGCCAACATCATTCTCAAACTACTATGATGCACTGAATTACCGCATTTCTAATCTGAAAGATCCGGTTGCTGATAAAGATGCGGTAAACAAAAAGTGGGTAGAGGATACATATACTCAGGCGGTTAAAGACGCCGAGGACGCCGCTGAGCGTGCGGAAGATGCTGCTGAACGTGCTGAGAATGCCGTTGAGCATGGCATCACTAACTTGCTCAACGTCCCTTCAGTAAAGGCACTCCTTACCACAGCACAACTCACTTCTGTTTCA